GCCCGAGCCGAGAGTCAGCGAGTAGAGCTGCCTCTCGACATCCTGATTGATCACCCAGACCAGGTTCTTGCGGGAGCGGATAGGCGTGCGCGCCCACATGTTCAGGACGTTGGCCGTCACAACCGTCGACCCGGCCTGACCCGATTCCTTGGCAACACTCACCAAAGCGCCGGAATTCAGGATGCCGAGCGGCTGGCCGGAGCCAGTACCGTTGATCACGGCGTCCTCGGTCTTGAACGTCAGCTCTTCAATGAAGGCCGTGCGCATGACCGTCTCGAGCGCCGAGGCATCGGCCAGCAACTCTTCGGTCGCGTAACCGATCGCCAGCAGCTTCTCGAGCGACAGTTCCAGCTTGCGGAACTTCGGCTTCGAAGCCGTGACGGTGTCACCCTCATCCGCCCAATACGCCTGGACACCGCCGAAGCGGGAGCCGTTGGCGCGGCTGGTCTCGTCGATCGCCGGCAGCTTGATGCCGTTGCCGATCGTGATAGGGATGCGACGGACACGGGCAAGAATCTCGCCCATCTCGTGCATGCCCTCGAGCAGCTCGGTCGAATAGTCCTGCTGGACGATGAAACCGCCCTCGGACGGAACCGCCTCATTCGCACCGGTGCCAGCAGCCTGCCAGACCAGTCGACCGTCGCGGTCACCGCCCTTGTCCATGCCCGCGTGGGCAATAGCCTGCAGTTGGGCGCCGAAGGAGCTGAACGCTCGGTCCGGCTTCCTGACAGTCGCCGGAATTTTGGTGCGATCGGTCGCCTCGATCTCGGTGTCGTCATTCTCAGGGTCAGCCGCCGGCAGCTGCCGACGCTCATCCATCAAGCGCTCCTCACGCGCAATGGACTTGTTGGCCTTGGCCAGTTCTCCGCCGTCGTCCTCTAGGATGGCTTCGAGGCGGTCCTGCTCTTCCGCCGACGCATGGCCAGCGTCGACCTTTTCGGCGAGGGCATCGGCCTCTTTCAGGAGGTCCGCCTTCTTGTCGCGGAGCACCTTGATGCGACCAACAAGCAGGCCGGCAAGGATGGTGCCGGTGGCGTAGTCAGCGCCGGCAATGTGGTTGAAGATGTCGGGCAGCGCGGCCGAGGCCGCATAGGCGTCCGGGACCATCAGGCCGATGGTCGCGACCGCCACGAGGGCTGACAGCCCCGCAAGCGCAAAAAACGTTCTCATGGAGACTCTCCATCTGTGGGAAAGCCGGCGCTTCGCAGCGCTGGCGGTTGTGGTGGCGGACCAAGTTGGGCCCGCCGTTGGTGCTGCAGGTCAGGAGCTCAACGGAGTCCCTACTGCAGAAAACTTGTTGGTCTAGCGGTGGCGCTCGATCGCGAGGCGCCGGCGTGCCGACGCGGCACGGTTGGCGCCATCCTTTTTGAATGCCAGCTCGTCGACCTCGAGCGTCTCTTGACCCTCAACAATTGGGTCTCGTTGCTCGATGCGAAACTGGCCATCAAGACGCTCGGCAGCGACGTGCTCGCCCGTCGGCTGGCTTTCACATAGCGCGCAAATGGGGCCGCCATGGCAGACCTGAGGGTTCCCATCCTCGTCGGTGCGGTGCCGCACAAGCCAGCCCTCGTCGGTGTTGACCTCGGTCACCCAGGTGACCTCATCGCCCGTGGCCTCATCGATGACAACGAGCCCTGCGGTCGACGTCTCGCCAACCTTGGCGTGGGTGATGGGCTTGGCCGCATCATAGGCGCGCGCCTTGTGAAGAAATGAGCCCGCCGCGTTCGGCCCAGGCGCCGGATCCTCGCCGCGACGACGCCCCTCGAGCGACTGCGCCGAGATACCCCAGCGCGCCATTGCCACACCGATCGTCGCCACACGGTCGACCATGCCAGCAGCCTTGGCCGCCGGCGCCATCAGCGTGCGGCCCTTCCCAAAGTCGGACAGAACCTTCGACACAGGCACCCCGCGGCCTCGCGCTACCGCCTTCACAAATTGGGCCATGATCACGTCGACCTCGCCCAGCAAGTACTCGCGAGTCTCGTCGCCGAGGGGCTCGAACATGTTGCCTTCGACCTTGTGGGGACTGTCGGTAGCAAAGATGAACGTCGGCTTGATCCCTGCCGCGTCAAAAGCCGCTGAGCAGTCGACGTGCATCATGAACACGCCGATCGAGCCAACGTCGCCTGATGGCACGCAGACCACTTCCGACGCCTGCGACGCGATCCAGTAGGCCGCCGAGGCGGCAAGCGGATTGATCAGGGCCACGACGTTTGCGTTCTTGCGCGCCGCGAAGATGGCGTCACCGGCTTCCGGCGTGCCCGTCACGACACCGCCCGGGCTGTCGATATCCAGGATGATGGTGCCGATCTCCGGGTCGTTCGCGAGGGCCGTCACAGTCTGAGCGAGCAGCAAGGTCGAAAACGCAAACGGTTGATATTCGAAGTCGTAGAGCGCCATGCCGCGGACCGATACTAGCGCCGTGGCCTTGCCGCCCTTGCCGGCCGGAATGATCATGGGCGCGGCAAAGCGGCGGGAAACACGGTCGCGCTCCTCCATCGCCGTCGAGTCGTCCGCTAGTGCACCAAAGAACTCTGGGTCCTCCAAGTGCTCGCCGCGAATGGCACGCTCGAGGACCGGCACGATCGACGCGCCGTAGCCGTCCCGAATCTGATAGCCGACCACCTTCCCAAGGTTGGCCCGCAGCTCTCGGCGCATCCGGCGCATCTTGCTCATTTGGCGTCTCCGTTCTGTGCTTCACCCGGCCGCCATTGGGCCAGAATCGTGTTGATCGGGTCCCAGTCGTCGGCGAAGGCCAGAGCAAAATCCGTCACGCCCTCGACCAAATCGCCATCTTCCAGGATGGGCGCCGGCGCCAGGCCGTGCCCCATGATTGCAGCGGCGAACATGCGGCCGCGCTCGTAGTTGAGCTCGGCGCCGTTCCCCTGCGCCATCTTCAAACGCGGTAGCCCCGCGGCACGGTCCGCGTAGCCGCGTTGAAATGACTCCGACCGGAGTATCTGCTCAAGCTTGATCGGCACGACCCGACGGGCGTTGCCGTGGGCAACCGCAAAGAAGTTGCGGTCGCGCACGGCTGCCGGAACCGGCGCGGTCACTCGGCGACCTCAGCACGCTTCTCGGTATCGAGCGTGCGCTCGATTTCCTGCACACGCGACGCCTGCCAGCGATCGAGCAGGCCCTCAACGTCGTCCGCCGCGAGGACCTCGCCCTTGGCGTGGGCGCAATATGCGCGGGCTGCGGTGTTGTCGACGTCCAACGCCTTCATGACATCGCTCACCAATCCGCCGTAGAAAGCACCAACCCAGCTGCGGAAAGCTTCCGCGTCGTCCGCGTGGCGCATCGTGGCCTTGCGAACTGCCGCAATCTCTTTGTAGACAAGCCGTCCGGGCGAGTGACCGGCCGCCGATGCGGCGCCGGTCGCCGGCATCATGCCGCCCAGCAGGTTTGCGCGAGGGTCGTCACTCGGGTTCAAGCCCTCGATCGCGCGAACCTCGTTCGGATTCATCCAGGCCGCACGACCGCTGGCACCAAGTGCAGCTGCGAAGTAAGTACTGCGCGCCGCGCTGTCGCCCCGGAGAAGGCCCTCGAGGTTATATTTCGCGCTGTACGTCGTCCGCGCCACGATGAGGTCGCGCCGGATCGCCTGCTCAATCTTCTTGATCCAGGGACGCAGCGTGTATTTCACGAAGTCGATCGCCTGGGCCTCAACCGTCGACCGGTTCGTCTGGTCGTCGACGCCGAGCATGTGCAGCGGAACCCGCCAGTAGCGGGCAACCTCGCCAATCTGCCACTTCCGCGCCTCGAGCAGCTGCGCTTCCTTGGCGTCCATCGTGGCCTTGTGGAACTGCATCCCTTCCTGCAGCACCATCGGCCGGTGGAAATTGCCGATGCCAGCGAAGCGCTCGACGAGCGCCTGGATTAAGTTCTTCTGTGCCTCGGGCCCAAGCTTGCCGGGATGCACTAGGTACCCGCCGATATTCAGCTTGTTGCTGAAAACGCGCGCTGCATAGGCATCAGCCGCCATGCCAAGGCCAATCGCCTCAGATGCCAGGTCGACGACGCGAAGGCCCCGGATGCCATCCGAGGACATACCCGGGATGCGAAGGACCTCTTCCTGTAGCAACGTCCGACGCTGGCCCGTCTTAGGATTCGTGACCTGGTAGCGCAATGACCCGTCTGCCATCTGCTCGACCTGGACCCGATCGGTGTGCAGAGGCTTGAGCTGGTCGACCGCGCCCCGGGCCCCCGGCACAATCTCGGCATACGCGGCGCCCCGAAGGGCGGCGTGCAAAATCATCATTTCCCAGAACTCGACCGCCGTCTGCCAGGCGTTCGGCTGGTAACGAATCACCTCGTCCAGCGGGTGATCGGACGCCGGTGTACGGCCCGCGTCTCCTAGCTCGCGGTACATCTGCAATGGCAGCGTCGAAATGGTCTCCGCCAGCACCTTCACGCAGGCATAGACCGCCGACGCCTTGAGGGCGACGTCGGGCGACACGACGACGCCGGCCTGATTGCGGCCGCCATTGCCAACGTCCTGGTACCACCAATCGGCGCCGGGACCGGGTGTGTCGCCAGCACGCGGGCTCAGCACTCCGCCGACCGCGTGCCCAGCGCGCCAGACCGTCGCCACAGTGTTGTTCAACCAGGCCATCAGCTTCCCGTCGCTCAGATGAAGAAATCCTCAGAGTCGTAAACCGACCCGCCGTCGCCCGGCACACGGCAGCGGAGCGCCGCGCCAGCTGCCATCGCGAGTGACACCGCACCATCGATGCGCCCTGTCGACTTGCGCTTGTCCATGATCCGGTTGCCGGTACCGGCAGGGTCGTCGCGGATCACCACGCTCGCAACATTCCACCGCAGCACCGGGTTCAGCTTCACCGTCAGCCGCTCTTCGATGATTGCGTTCTCAAGCTCCTGAACGCTGTCCGGCATCCAGAGCGGGTTCTCTTTCGGCTTGCCGTCGTCGCCCAGAACCGCGTTGCCGAGGACGTCCTTCATGATACCGCCACGCCGGAAGCCTTGCGGATGCTCCATCATCGGCACGATGATCCCGAGATCCTGCAGATCGGTGTCGAGCTCCTTGTGCCGGTACCGGTCGTAGGCCAGTACACGCAGAGTGTGCAGGCTGGCGGCCTCGGCGATGCGCTCGGCGATCGGCTGCAGCTTGATTACCTTGCCGGGCGTCGTGAAAAGGTGCCCGTTATTCACCCATATGTCGTAGGGAACACCGTCCTTATCCGCCGCCTCCCGCAAGCCCTCGATCGGCTTCCAGAAGTCGACGAAAGCGTAGAGATGGTCGGCGACCTCAAACACTTTCGCGAGCGACGCCAGATCAGTCGTGTACGCCAGATCGAGCCCGAGCCAGCAAGGCGCGCCCTCAAAGTCGCGCTCGTCTAGGTCCTCGTCCTCAGTCTTGGACCAGACCGACTGTGTGATCCAGCTATTCGCGGCGTCGGTCCACTCACAGAAATGAAGGCGCCTGACCAACGCTTCCTTCGACGGCATGCCCTTGGCTTCCAAGACCTGCTCCTGGATATAAGCGGGATGGATCGACACACCGAGGTTCGGATTTGCCTTGATCCAGCACGTCTCGTCTTCGAACGGTTTGTCGCCTTCATCCAGCGAGCATATGAAGCCGAAAAAGGCGTCGTTATCGATCGCGCGCTCGACCACTTTGACGGTGTATTCATGCTCAGCGCGGCAGACCGACTTGCGGTCAAACCCGGAATTCGTGATCTCGAATATCAGCGCCTGCTGGTTGCCCTTGGTCCCGGCTCGCAGCATCTCGATTACGCTGTTGTCCCGGTGCTCGTGCACCTCGTCGACAAGTGCGCAATACGGTCGAATGCCGGACTTGCCCTTCTTCTCCGACGAAATCGGCTTGAAGAACGAATTGCGCTTCAAGTAGGTCAGCTGCCAAACCGGGTTCCGGCCCGAGGGCAGCATCCGCTTGTGAAGCTCCGGACTGCGCTCCCACATGGCAACCGCATCCCGAAACGTGATCATCGCTTGATCGCGGTCGGTGGCCGCGCTGTAAACCTCTGCCCGCAGCTTGCCGGTAGAGGTCAGCATGTAATGTCCGATGCCGGCGGCCATGGGCGACTTGCCGTTGCCCTTGGCAATCTCAAGATAGGCACGCCGGAACCGACGGTGGCCTGCCGCGTTCTTCCACCCGAACAAGCTGCCCACCACGAAGCACTGCCAGGGCTCCAGGTGAAACGGGATGGCCTCAGAGACTGCCTCGCCCGTGGCTTCGTCGTTCCGCTCAGTCTCGACGGTCAGGACAGTCAAAAAATAGCCGACTACTCGATAGACCTGCTCGACATCCCAGCTCAGTCCGCGCGCCGGCCCGTGCTCCAGATCGTCAAGATGGCGCGCACACGCCGCACGAACATAGGGCCCCGCGATGATGCGGCCGGCAACAACGTCCTGAGCGTAGGCTGTGGCCGGGTCGACCTCAGTCGTCGGCGAAGTATGTCGAGGCTTTGCTTTCCGGCGTCGCCGTCGCGTTCCGGTCGACGAGGCGGTCGGCTTCGATTCGGCTTCTGGCACTCGGCGTCATCCCAAATTCAGCGGCGAACTTCACGTAGTCAGCAGCGGCCTTGTTGGCGATTCCAACGACCGGGTTCTGAATGGCGTTGCCGTTCTTGGTCTTCACCATGAGCCCGCCGGTCAACGGGTCGTTCCCCGCCATCTTCAGCAAAGCGCGCTCAGCCTGAATCCACCGCCCATACGCTTGGCACATGGCGGCCAGGGCGCCGCGATCGATATTGCTAAGCAGCCCGAGCTCAAAGAGCTCCCCCGCGACCCGCTCCCACTCCAGCTTGGCGTCGGCGTTGAGGTGGTCCGGCGGCGCCGGCAGGGCGGGCTTAGGCCGTGGCTCGCTCTCGTTGATCGGCCGCCGGCCCGGATTCCCGGTCACCACTTTCAGGTGGTTCGGCTTCGGCCTCGGGCCCCGCTTCATCATCTAAACCTTTCGCCTTCGCGACCTCCGCAAACGTGCGCCCGTCGCCGTCTAAAACCGCCTGCTGGCCCGTAAATTCCTGCCAACGGCGCACGATGACGTCGACGAACTTCGGGTCGATCTCAAGTAGGCGGCCACGGAACCCGTGCGTCTCGCAGGCGATCAGCGTTGACCCAGAGCCACCGAAGGGGTCCAGCACGACGTCGCCCTCGCGCGCCGAATTCTTCAACATGCGGGCCACTAAACCGATCGGCTTCATCGTCGGATGCTCGGCCGATCGCCGCGGCTTCGGCACCGGCACCAACGTCGTCTCAAGCGGCTTCGCGACTAGATTGTCACCCGTGATCAGCAGCGACTGACCGCCCACCGTCACCACCACCGAGCCGTCCTCGTTGAACGAAAACACCGAGGTGTCCTCGAGCTCCCGGATCGACGTCTCCTTGCGACCGCCGTACCACTTGTGCGCCCGGCCCGGCTTCCAGCCGTAAAGCACCGGTTCGTGCTTCCATTGGTAGTCGGCACGTCCGAGCACGAACTCGCTCTTGACCCAGATCAGGCAGCTCGAAAGCTTCAACGGCGCCGCCAGGAAAGCATCCCGGAATGTCCCGCCCTCCGTCTCCGAATGGGCGACATAGACAGCCGCACCCGGCTTCATCGCGGCGGCCGTGTTCTTCATCGCGGTGTGCAGAAACGCCGCAAAGTCCTCCGCCGACATGTCGTCGTTCTGAATGCCGCCGGCGAGCGTCGAACCGTAGGCCACGTTGTAGGGCGGATCGGTCCACACCGCGTCGGCCTTGTCGTCACCGAGCAAGCGCTCCAGCTCGAGGCCGGCGAGCACCGTCCCGCACAACACCCGGTGCGGCCCTAGCTCCCAAAGGTCGCCCACTCGAGACACTGCGATGGCCCCAGCTTCGGGTGCCGCGTCCGGGTCCGTGTTGCCCGCAGTACCATCCTCGAAGGCGAAAAGCTCGGCGATCTCGTCGTCGGAAAAACCGAACACTGCCATGTCGAACTCAAGGGCCTGCAATGACTCGATCTCGACCCGCAGAAGTCCCTCGTCCCAGCCGGCGTTCTCAGCAAGCTTGTTATCGGCCAGGACGTAGGCCTGCTTCTGCACCTCGGTCCAGCCGCGCGCGACAATGACGGGGACCTCCTCGAGGCCCAGCTGCTTGGCCGCCAGGACGCGGCCGTGACCCGCGATGATCCCGCTAGTCTCGTCGACCAGAACCGGGACGGTCCAGCCCCACTCCCGAATCGAAGCGGCCAGCTGCTCAACCTGCGCCTCGCTATGGGTGCGGGCGTTCCGGGCGTAGGGAATCAGGGAATCGACCGATCGCCGCTCCACCGAATCCGCCGGCCATGAAATCTCGCTGTTTTCCGCCATCGTCGGGAATGACCCCCCCTATCGAAACTTGCGACTGTGCGTGTGCAGGGCCCCAACCGGTCCCAAGCCAACCGACCCTCGGAAAGTTCGGCCCCCCTCCCGTCGTGCCGTCCTAGTGGTTGAACGGGTGGTTTGGATCTGTCGGATTGCCGTCCGCGTCGACGCCGCTGTGATAGCCGCGAATGTCCTGCTGCTGCGCCGATCGGTTGTGGTGCTGGGTGCAGAGCGGCTGCCAGTTCGCTTGATCCCAGAACCGGCCGAGATCACCGCGGTGAGGCTCGATGTGATCGACGACGGTTGCGGCTCTTTTGGACTCGTCGGGGCACATGGCACAGAGCGGATAGGCCTGCAGAAACACCGATCTCTCGCGCTTCCACCGTGCCGACTTATACAGGTGTCGGTAGGCGCGGGCGGCGTCGCTTCGGGCGTCGCTTCGGTGCTGTGTTCTGGGCATGAAAATGCCCGCTCGATGGCGGGCTGATCGGGTGGCGTAGTCGTGCGTTCTATATCGTTTCTACGGTCACTGCGCCCCGACTGTCAAGGTGTGCTACTTGAGCTCGCGGTGCAGATGCCTAAATTCCTCGGCGGCGCGCCGTTTTCGGCCCGCTGGCGTTTTGCTCTCGCGCTGGTGCTGTCGAGCGGATCGAGCGGCCATCTGTGCATCGCGCTGCTGCTGATCGCTGAGGCTCGGGTACCACGTCTCGATCGACCAGCCGCGCTCATGGGCGATCGTCTGCAGCACGCCATCAACCGCCGCTGGCTTCACCCGGAACCAATCGCCGAGCATCCGGTCGTTGCTGAGGGCCTTATGGGTGAGTTCCTCGAGGTCCTTGAACCGCGGGGCCGGAGATACCTTCACGGCGTGCCATATCTCCAAGCGGTATGGGCAGGCGGCCTGTAGTTGGTCGAGGCGTTGGAGTGGGCTGCCGGAGCACCGGGCGATCTTGGTGGGGCCTCTTGCCGACCATGCGACGGCGTATACGAGGTTCATTTCCGCAGGCGCGAGGCGCGATTAAAACACCCGCCAAAACCAAAAGTGAAGCAAAATCTGTAACGCGTTGATATTGCTGCGCGATCTCGGAGTGCATTTTCAATTTCCCGCACCCGCATAGCGATCAAGTTTGAACGTGCGGCGTGGGTGCAGCGGGGCGCTCCCAATCGGAAACATCCGTATTGAGGTAGAGCCCCGCGTCCATCAGCTTCAGGATTATCTCCTGAATATTGAGTCGACCAAGCCCGTTGACTTGCAGCAAATCCTGGAAGGAACACCGAGCTAAATCTCCGACAAACTCGATGCCCGAGTTCAACAACGCGTTGCTGAGCCTTGCCCCGAGATAGCTGCCGATCGGCAAGCTAAGTTTTTGAAGTCTGTCGAGCCGAACCCGATGGACCTCCGCCGCGTGGTATTCTTTCCTTGGCAAGTCCCGCTCATACCGATTTCCGATTTCTTTCCTGGCGAGGGCGGCAATGACAGCCTCCCGGACCTCGTCCGAGTAGCTGCTCTCAGAGAATAGTCTCAGCAGCCTTTCCCGACTCAAGAGCCTAGACAACGCCTTAACGTCTGAGCGGAGTTGCGCCGCCTCGCTTGCCCGCCCATATTTTTCAATCGCGACTTTGCTGCGACGTTTAAGCCGATCGTGCTCCCGCCAATGCGCATTCAGTTCGTCGTTGGACATCGTCAGGGAGGGGTCCATGCTCATTGCCGGTCGCCTTCCGGGAGCACAGAGTCGATCTCGTCGGCCAACGCGCGCAGGCCGTCGTGAAATACATCACCGCTTGGAAAGGTAATTTTCAGCGACGTCGATGGCTCGCGTTGTGACCAAGCCAAAATGAGTCGTTCGCGTGGGCTCATCAACGAACACTCCAACCTGAATTCGACTTCCTCGCTAAGGGAGCGGCCGTTGTTCCCGGCAACCTCTTCTAACTGAGACTTGAGCGAGTCCCGCGCTCTGAAAATAATGTTGTTCCGCTTCCGTCGAGCGGCTGGCATCGGTGGTCGTCCCCTCTTCGCCTTTGTCTCGCTCATTTCCAATAGGCCTCCAATGCCTCAATCACGATGTTTTGGGTGGTGCCGTGCCGCCACTTGTGTTGCCGGTCGACCGACCTGGTGCCGCGGTTATCGATGACGACGTCGATGGCGAGCTCAAGCCAGGTGGTCGCGGTCCCGCGGGCGTACCGGCCGGCGCAAAACGCGCACCACCGACGGTAGCGGCGCAGGCTCTCGACACCGTGCACCGGCACCCAGTCGTAGGCGCCCGGCTTGAAGCTGGTCTGCACACCGGCGGTGGCGAGGCGGTCGGGGTCCCCGATGCTGCCCATCGCGATCGTCCCGAGATTGAAGTAGACGGCACGGATATCGTGCGCGGCGGTTGCAACACGTCCCCGGCGAAGATCCGGCAGTTGGCTGCGCTGGACGATCGCCAGAATCGGATCGCGCTGGTGTCGATGCTGCGGCGCAAGGTCCTCGTTCCGCATAACCGCATGCGCGAGGTCGGCGCGATAGTCGCGGGCGGCCTTTCGGCTGGCCTGTCGCCGCTCGGCTTGTTCAACTCGCGCGGCGAACAGTCTCTCAACACGCTCGAGCACCTCATCGGTGACGGGCAGGTTGCGCACGGGCTTCCTTCGGGCTGATCCAGTGGCCCCTTGGCGGCAGGCCGTTCACGAGGTTGGACCGGATGCCATACGGGTAGCTCGGCATGACGGTGACGATCACGCCTGAATCCGTTCCCCAAAACTCCCGGAGCCGCGCAGCCAGTCGCTGGGCGCCATCGGGAGACATGTGGTTGGGCTCGCAAGGCCCGGGCCGGTGCCGATCGATCGTCGCGACCGCGCGCTCTTCGACGTAGTTGCCGTTCATAGGAACGTTTCCAAGAGTTCCTCCGGTTTCTTGCCGGTCACCGCGAGCACAACGTCCGCAGGCACCTGGGCAAAGCGCTCGTTCGGCATGTTTCCCCATTGCAGCTTGATCCAGCGATCAGGCTTGGTATCGCCCCCGTTCCACCAACCACGGACGCGCTCTGCCCACACGTCGGGAGAGACCTTGAGCCCGTTGACCGGCGTCTCCCGCTTCGTTGCGGGACTGTCCTCGTCGAGCCAGCATTCGGCGTTGAGCCAGGTTGTCGGGTGTTTGATAAACCTAGGCTCCCTGCCCGCAACCTCCTGTGCGTAACGCTCGATTCCTGCCAACAAGGTCGTGGCTTCCGCCTTCTTGCGGACTCGCTTGTAGGCTTCCCGGGCTTTGCCCTTAGAGCGCTTGAGGGGAACCGATCGCCACCACGTGTCAAAATCGGTATCGAGGGTCTTGGCTGCGGCTGGTACCGCCGGTGCTCGCCTCGGTGTTGTTTCCCCCACACCCCCTTCGGTTTGGGTTGGGTTGGTTAGGTTTAGGTTAGGTAAGGTAAGGTAAGGGCGGACACCCTGCGCACAGGCTGTCGAGAGGCTGTCGAGAGGGTGTCCTAAGTGGCTGCTCAGCAAAGCAATTTCCTCTCGGAGACTGTTAAGCGTCTTGGCTTGCCTTTGTGCGGACAATTCCCTGAGACAATTGAGCTTTTCAACCGTGTCAGGCAGCGACAAAACCGTCTTGGCCATCGCCGCTGCGTGGCTGGGATTTGTCGGAGGGTCTTTGTCGATCGCATCCACGATGCGCACGACGTGCTCGTCGGTGTTCCATTCGATCAGCGCCGCGCCGACGAGCGCCTCGACGGCGTGATCGATCTTGTCCTGCTCCCAGCCGAGATCCGCCGCAATGTATTCCGGCCGGATCACGAAACACCCGACGTTGTTCCCGTGCGGGCAGGTGTGCAGGTAGAAGTAGAGCAGGCGCGCCGCGTCGTCGGAGCGGATGCCCTGAAACTTGCGCGAGGACGTCCACAGGGACGACAGCATCTTCCCGTAGGAGCGGCTCATAGCGTGATCGCCCCTTGCCGCGTCGCCCGCGGCCCGAATCTGTTGGTCGACATGTCCGCGGCGACCTTGACCGCGCCGGTGCTGCCGTGCCGGTTCTTGGCGACGATGATCTCGATCAGGCGTTTCTCGGCTTCGAGATCGGCCATGAAATCGTCCGCGGTCTGGTTCTTGCGCGCCCCGTCGCGTTCCATGTAGGCGGCCTCGCGGTGAGCAAAGAGCACGACCGCGGCGTCCTGTTCGATCGCCCCCGATTCGCGCAAGTCGGACAGGCGAGGACGCTTGTCGTCACGGCCCTCCAGCTCGCGGTTGAGCTGCGACAGCGCCAGCACGGGCACCTCCAGCTGCTGGCCCATCAACTTGAGGGCGCGGGTGATTTCGGCCACCTCGAGCACCCGGTTGCCGCGGTAGGTGCTGTCGGGCCGGACCAGTTGGAGATAGTCGACCACGACGAGGGCCAGGCCGCCGCGACGGTGTTTGAGCCCTCGCGCGCGCGCCTTAATCTGCGACGCGGTGAGGTCATAGATGCGGTTGACGTAGACGGGCAGCGGGCCCATGGCCGCGGCAGCGTCAGCCAGCGAGGCGCGCTCGTGAGGGCCAACCCGGCGCTGGCTGATCCGCTCGTAGGCGATGCCGGTGCGCGCGGCGAGCTCCCGGCGCGACAGATCCTCGGCATCCATCTCGAGCGAAAACATGGCGACAGGCCCCTGGTCGCTCGCGGCCACGGCGATATGCTCGGCAAGGGCGGATTTGCCCATCCCGGTGCGGCCGGCGAGGACAACCAGATCACCGGGCCGCAGCCCGCCGAGGCGGTCGTCAAGATCGGGAATGCCGGTCGTCGTGCCGCTCTGCGCCGTTTCGGCGGAGAGACGAGCGACGGCACGCTCGGCAGCAACGCCCAAGGACTCCAGATCGCCCCCGCCGCCCCCGCCGATGCTATCGATCCGCGCCATCGCACGCGCAATGAGCTGATCCGCATCCACGTCGGGGCGAACGTCGCGCGCTTCCGCGGCGGTTTCGTCGCACAGCGAGACAAGGCGGCGGCGCACGGCCAGCCCACGGATGATGCTGGCATAACCATCGGCGCCGCTGATCGTGGTGGCGCCGGAATGAAGCGACGCTAGATAGTCGCGGCCGGTGTCACGATTCATTGCGGCGACATCGGGGTCGGTCGCCAGATGAGGGCGCAGGGCGGTCGGGTTGGCGGCCTCGCCCTTTTCGATCAGGACGCGCGCGGTCTCGAAGATGAGCGCATGAAGCGGCTCGGAGAAATCGTCCGCCGTCAGGTCGCCGGCGCGCCACAACACGTCGTTGTTGACGAGGAGCGCGCCAAGGAATGCTTGTTCTGCCTCGAGGTTCCTCATGCGGGCACCTGCGGAACTCGCAGGGCGGCGGCCCAAGTTAGCCCGCCGGTGGCTATGCAGCCTTGCGCGGCCATGAGCAGGCGTAGCGCCTTGTCCCGGTCGCCGGCAACACAGGCGGCGACGGCAAGATCGAGCCGGTAGGCAGCGGCCAGGCGCGCCGTATCGGCGGCGTCGAGATCGCGGGTGCCACGCGGGAAGTCCAAAACCGTACTCATGGCGCGGCCCCGGCAAACAACGCCCCGGTTTCGAGGCGAAAAGTTCGGTCATGCGTCGCTTTGGCCCATGTCCAAATTGCGCAAGCGTCGGCGGCGTTATCGTCGCGCACGTCCCAGCCGAGTTGTCGGCAGCGCGCGGCCACCACCTTCTTCGGGTTGTCCGGCCGGCCATGCCCCACGAAGTGCTTGCGCACGGTCTGCACATGCGCCTGGATCGCGCGCACCTTGTGGGCGTAGGCAACGGACTCGGCGACGGCGCACAGGCCGATCAGTAGGAACATGGTCTGCGGATTGGTCTTTCCGCCGCCCGAGGACATGAAGGGCGCCTCGTAGGCGATGATGTCGGGCTGATAGGTGGCGGCGATCTCGTAGAGCCACTGATTGAACCGAAAAATGGCGTGCCCGAGGTTCGCTGTACCGCCGGGCACGCGCCAAGTTCCGAATCGGGGCGGGCAGACGGCGCAGCCATCCGTCGCCCATCCCGAAGCGGTCGCAATATCCAAGGCGAGGACGCGCATCAGTGAGCCGCTGCGCCCTCGACTTCGCTCAAATGTGCCGGCCGCTTCGGGCGGTCGCCAGCATCGGGAAAGAACGTGCCCTGCATGCCGACGCCAAGCGCTTGGAGCGATTCGCGGACGTTTTCCAGGTAGGCGTCTCTATCGTCCGAATCCCGGTTCGCAACCTTGCGGGCGTAGTTGAACGCCTCGACGCTGATCCCGGCCTCGCGCAGACGCTCGCGAACGCCGGCCATGATCTTGTTCTGATCGAGGCGGACTTTATCCACGTCGTCGGCGACCTGCTTGCACTCCCGCATGATGTCCTTGCGGGCCTGCACGTTGTGTTGCGTGTTTGGCGATGCTTCCGGCTCGCCGGGGCCGTTCTGTTTCTTGGGCATCAAATCAATCTCCTTTGGCTGTCTGGGGTGGTGCATGTCGGCCTGCACCTGGCCCTTGCGGAACGGCGCGCGGAATCGGAGTGTGGCGCCGCTGCATGACCGCCGTCGATGTGTTCTGCACCATCAGAACATCCCCACAACGGCCATCACGTCGTCCGGGTTCTTTGGCCCATAGATGCAGGCCAGCAGGGTCAGCAGGATTGCGAGCGACACAGCGGTTTTCACCGCAGTGCCTCGCCGCAGCTATAGCTGCCGCCGCTGTGCCAGTCGCACGATTTCTTGCACGAGCCGCAAACGAATAAACCGCTGTGCGCGGGACGGAACGCCTGACGGCATTTCAGGCAGCGCTTCTCGCCGACGCTCTTGGTGGTTGCGGCTCGCGCGTCGGCAAGGTGCTTGGCGGACATGCGCCCTTCGTCAACGAGGCGGTTCTGCACCTTCATGACGTAGCGCACGGTTCGATAAGTGAGCGTTGCAATATCGTCGGGGGGGTTGCCGTCGAGCGTGAGCTGTCGGCATTGCTCGGCGAAATTGGCGCCGTTGCTCATAGCCAGCCCTCAGTGCGCGCGCGCTCAAGAAACGCATCAAGGGCCACGCCAGCGGCCTCAACCGCAATCGGATCGGGGATGCCGGTAGCTGCCTTCAATATCTCGCGCAGCTCAGCCTCGAACGACCGCTGCCGATCCTTCGCGCGGCTTTTCAGCTTTGCGACGACGGCATCGTCAACGTTGCGGATCGTGAGGTTAGCCATCAGCACCCGCGCTCGCCTTCGCGGAGATACCGTGCTGCATCGCGATCGACAGCACGGTGCAGAAGTCGTCGACGAGAAACTCCACGTCGGCCCCCTGCTTGGCGCCCGCGACGAACACTTCCTTGCAGCGCCCGTCCTCGTCGTAGCCGACGGACAGCGGGTATTCGGTGCCGCGATAGGTGACCGCCACCGTGGCGCATCCGCGCCGGTTGGGAAGTCGTGCGCGCGCCGGGGCGCCCATCAGGCGCCACCGCCAAGAACACGCACATCGAGGAATGTCCGGTTGACCAGCCTCACCAGCCGGTTGTGCACGCGCGGGCGCTCTTCGTCGTCGACCACGCCGTCTTCCATCGCGATGGCCAACTCGGCCTGTGCCTCGCTGATGATGCGGCTGGTGTGCAGCCCGTCGAACGACGCGCCACCGGGTACCTCGACAACCTGGAGGGTCGGGGCCAGAAGGTCGCGGGCGACCCCCGGAATCAGCCTCATGAGCAGCACGAGATCGTCACCGCGAATCTGGTTGGCGCCCTCCGCCCAAGCGTAGAGCGTCCGTTCAGCCCGCTTCATCGCAAAGGCAACGCGCTTGATGTTGGCGATGGCGTCCGGGCCGATCAGGTGGCGGTGCAGAACTGTGCAAACGTCCACGCCAGGTTGCATGAAAGCATCCACAGCGGCCGCCACGTTGGACGCATGAAGCGAATTACAATCATCGTCACGTTGGAGCTTGGGGAGGGGCGGCGATGCGGAGCCAGTCCCCTCCCCTGGCCCAGCCGTCGGAGAGGGAGGCACCCCGATGGAGGAATCGGCCTTCATGCCGCCGCTTCGAAAAAGTCGTTGGCGCGGACCTTGCCGTTCGTGGCCTTCTCAATGGCTTCGATGGTTTTCCAGTCGGGCCGGTGCTTCCCGCGCGCAAGACGGCTCACGGTTGCCTCGGTTCGACCAATCTGTTCGGCGAACGCCTTGAGGGTCAGATCATTTTTGACCAGGTAATTGGAAAGCTTCATGGCGGCGAGACTTACATAAACCGTAAGTCTCGCGCAAGCCCAAACTTACCGTTTCTGGTATGGGCACCTTACATGTCCCGTAACACACTGTGTCAAATGGAAAAAGTGCCGACACACTACATCAAGGAATGGCGGGATTATCTCGACTTCACCCAAGCCAAGTTGGCAGGGCGGATCGAAACGACGAAGGCTACTGTCTCCCGGATCGAAACCGCCGGTGCGCCCGTTCCCGAACCGCCGACGAATTGCTGCCATTGCAAGGACCAGGACACGATGAAGTTGTCGAGCGAGTCGGTGCCGGACGCCTCCGGCCGCATCTTCGAGACCTACCGCTGCGACCACCTGCCGCAACCCCTTCACGATTCGAACCCACTAGTTGGCCCTCCTAGCCGCTGGTTTTCTGCGTTTGTAGAAGAACTTACGGAATATGCAAGTTTCCAGTTGACCTAAACTTACGTGTTCTGTAAGTAAACAGCATCATCCTGTACGGAGCGATGCGAAATGGCCCTCACCGAAGATGACAAAGACTTCCCGCCCTGCTCCGCCTGCAACGGCGCAACGGAAATCACCTTCGTCAGCAGCGCCGGGAAGCCGTACGTCCTGCGGCTGGTGCGCCACGGCGACTTGGTACACGCCGAATCGAAGCGGCCCTGGAATCATGACTATCTAGCCGTCGCCGCCTTCCGCGAGGGGAAGTTCCACGCGCTGCTGGACTTCGGCTTTGTGCGCGACGGCATGGCGCACGTGCCAGCAACTCATCTTCATCGCGGCAGCTATTCGCCGGAAACGATCACGCCTGACGACACGGCGCGTCTGTCGGCGTGGGCTCGCCCGCATCAGATCCATGCGTACAACGATTCGTTCGCACGAGAACTGTTCGGTCGCCCGCTTGTCGAGGCAGAGGAATGACCGGCGTCACCCCGTTCCCCCGCCCGCTCGGTAGTGCCCGTCAAACCGTCGATCCCGATATTGTCGCCGCGCTCCGGCAGTACCGCGACGACATGGTTCACCCGCCGTCTCCTGATTCCCGCGCCCGTCGTGTCGAAATGATCGACCACCTGTTGACACGCATCGAACCGCCCGAACCGGAGGCGGCATGAACACGCGGCGGAAGATTTTGCAGTCGATGTTCAAGCCAGCAAAGCGGCGCGAGGTTGAAACGCACCATGTGCCGCGTTGGTTCATCGTCGCCCTATTCGCAGGCTTCGCGGGCTACCTGCTTGCCGTGATCCTCGCGCCATGACCCTCCCCCCGCCGGCACCCATGCCTCCCCGATCCCTGACACGCTTGGACTGCCTCTCTCAGGGCAACTCGCCGGCGGGGCTTCTTCCAACCGAAAGGACCAACAGTGAAAACAGGCTACGAAGTAACGATCCGCGCATTCATCCCGGTCGACAACGCTGACCCCGACAGCGTGATTGCCGCGAGCGCCGCCGTTAAGGTTCTGAGCAAGGGCGGTGACGTCGCAATTCCGAACTTCGAAGTCGGCAACGCATTCGGCCAACTGATCGACGTTCGGGTCACGTCGAAATTCGTCAACCGACGCGACCCCAAGCCTGACCAGGGGGAGGCATGAGCACCGGGGTCCTGGTCTCCATCGACGCCACAAGGACGGAACCGCGCGCCTACCACACGGTTAACCTGATCGATCCACACTGGCGGGCGCTGGTCAGGACTGCTGCGGAGGTATGGGCGACCGCCGCAACGAAACTCGAGATGACGCCCGACACCGAGAAGAACCGCACCATGCTGATGACGCTCCGGCAGCAGGCGATCCTGCAAGCGGGGATCTATCGCGCCCTGACTGGACGGCAGGTCATGCCCGAGATTGACCGCAGCCGACTGTTCCGAACGTTCGACCACTGGCAGGGCTCGATCGAGCGCCCCTGCAATAGCTTGGCGCGCGCCTACCGGCACCAACTGGTTAAGGAGATGACACCCTGAAGATCACCGAGCCGGGCGCGTACCCGGAACTCTCCCACGACGACTACCATGCTGACCCGGTCGGTCCGGCCCCATCGCTCAGTTCGTCGCTGATCAAGACGCTGCTCGGCAAGTCGCCCCGGCATGCCTGGACTTCGCATCCAAAACTCAACCCGGACCACGAGCCCGAGAACCGTCAGATGTTCGACCTGGGCTCGGCAGCACACTCGATGCTGCTGCATGACGATCGGCAATTCGCGATCGCGCCGGGCGAGTTCAAGGACTGGAAGAAGAAGGACGCGCGCGAGTTCAAGGACGATGCCTACGCCAACGGCTTCATCCCGCTGCTCGAGCACCAATACGAAAACGTCCGCGCCATGGCGACGGCCGCTCGGGCCCAGCTCGATGCCCACGAGCAAATGGCCGGCGCCTTTCTCAACGGACAGCCCGAGGTCACGCTGATCTGGCGCGAGGGCGACACCTGGGCTCGCTGCCGGCTCGACTGGCACCACACCGACGGCCCGATGGTCAGAGTGTTCCCCGACTATAAGTCCACCGGTGCCAGCGCCAACCCGGAAGGCGGTGTCGAACGCCTGGCCTTCAACATGGGGTTCGAGGTGCAGGCCGCTTGGTACCGCCGCGGGATTCGCGCGGTGCTCAAGATCGACAACCCGACCTTCCTGTTCGTGGTCCAGGAAAACACCCCGCCCTACGCCCTCTCGGTGATCGGCCTGCCGCCGGCCGTCATGGACCTCGCCGAGCGCAAGGTCGACCACGCCCTCGAGCTCTGGCGCAAGGGCCTGCGAACGAATGAATGGCCCGGCTACGCGTCGCGCATCGCCTGGATCGAAATGCCCAGGTGGGCGGAGTCGGCATGGCTCGACCGCGAAATCAGACGCGAAGTGGATCCCGAAACCTATGAACGGCTCCTGCAGTGGCAGGCACCGATGGAGGCAGCAGAGTGAAGATCATTGAACTGCAAGCGGAGAATGTGAAGCGGCTGGTCGCGGTCACGATCAGGCCTGACGGCAACATGGTCCAGATAACCGGCAAGAACGGCGCCGGCAAGAGCAGCGTCCTAGATTCGCTGTGGTGGGCGCTCGATGGCGCGTCGCACATTCAAGCCGCACCGATACGCAAGGGCGCCGACAAGGCGCGGATCCGGCTCGACCTCGGCGAGCTCGTCGTTACCCGCACCTTCCGCGAGGGCAAGGCCGGCGGCTACACGACGTCGATCAGCGTCGAGAATGCCGAGGGCGCCAGGTTCCCATCGCCGCAGCGGATGATCGACGACCTGCTCGGCGCCCTCACCTTCGACCCGCTGGAATTCGCGCGAGCCAGGCCCGAGGACCAATTCGACACCCTGAAAACGCTCGTCCCGGGAATCGACTTCGATGATATCGAGGGCAAAAACCGCGGCGACTACGCAAAGCGGACCGACGAAAACCGGTCCGCCAAAGAGCTGCGTAACGCGGCCGGGCTGATCCAGGTGCCACCGGACACGCCCGACGAACCGGTCGACGAGTCGGACCTAGTCGACGAACTACAGAACGCCGGCGAACACAACGCTACGATCGAGCAGCGCAAGGCGCGCCGCGAGGAAGCGCAGCGCGATGCCGTCGACAAGAGGGCGGATGCCGAGCGCCACGAGGGGCGCGCCGCCGAACTGCGGGCCCAAGCCGACGACTTTGACCAGCAATCTGCAGCTGCCCTGGAGGCCGCAGCCGCGATCGACAAGAAAATCGAGGACGCGGAGGAACTGCCCGAACCCGTCGACACCGGAGCGCTGCGTGAAAGGATCGCGGCAGCTAGAACGACGAACAAGAACGTCACGGCCAAAAAAGCGCGCGCGCTACACCTTGCCGATGCCGAGGAACACGAGGCGGAAGCCAAGAGGCTCTCGGAGACGATCAACCAGCGCGACAAGCAAAAGGTCGACGCCATACGATCGGCCAAGCTGCCAGTCGAGGGCATCGGCTTCGGCACGCGCGAGATCCTCCTAAACGAAATTCCCTTCGCCCAGGCCAGCGACGCCGAGCAACTGCGGGTGTCGCTGGCGATCGCCATGGCAATGAGCCCGAAGCTCAAGGTGATCCGCGTGCGCGACGGCTCGCTGCTGGACGACGACGCAATGAAGCTGATCAGCGAGATGGCGGACGAGCACGATTTCCAGGTGTGGATTGAAGTCGTTAGGAACGACGGCAAGGTCGGGTTCGTAATCGAGGACGGCAACCTCGCCAACCCCCCGGTCGAAGCCCAGGCCGCAGAGTAAGGAGTCCCCATGAGCGTGCAGCGATACGGACCACCCCCGCCCGACCTCAAGCCCTACCTGTTCGCCTCGATCGGCGGCATGACCGGCACCGGCAAAACCTGGACCGCCATGCTGCTGATGGATGGACTGTGCGGCGGCAAGCGCTGGGGCTTGGCGGACACTGAGGGCGGACGCGGTGCCGCTTACCACAAGGACCGCCTCGGCGATAAGGGCTTCGACTTCGACTACTCGAGCCTGGATGCGCCATACACCCAGGAGAAATACGAAAGAGCGATCGACGACGCAAAGGCCCAAGGCCTCGCCGGTTTGATCATCGACTCGGGCTCACATGCATGGGACGGGGACGGCGGTGTCCTCGATCAGGCGTCGGCCGGCGTGTCCGGCGACAACGTGCCGTTCCACAAATGGAAGGCCCCGAAGATCAAACTGTGGCGCCTCTTCGAAAAGGCCAAGCAGGCGGACATGCACGTCATCATCTGCCTGCGGGCAAAGCCGAAGAAGAAGATGGTCAAGGTGCAGACGCGCGACGGCTCAAAAGACGAGGTCGTCGACACCGGCACACTGCCGATCATGGACTCGTCCATCTGGCACGAGTTCGACTTCCTCGCGGTCTTGGATCCCGAGGCCCCCGGCGTACCAAAATGGACGGCCAAGGCCCTCTCGATCCAGTACCACGACGTCTTCAAGGCCGGCGTGCAGATCACCCGCGAGCACGGCCGGAAGCTCGCGGCAATCCACCACGGGCAGGCCGCAGCGTCGACGACCACCGACGCGCCAGCCGGTCAGACATCAAGCGGCGCCCAGAGTGCCGGCGAGAAACTGCTCCAGCGCGCCGAGGAAGTCGCTGCCGAGGGCTACAGTCGGTGGCAAAGCTGGCAACAGCAGCTGAAGCCGGCGCAGATCGACTTCCTAAAGCCGCACCTAGAACGCCTCAACAAGATGGCAATCGACGCCGACACCGCATCACTCGCCGAAGATGAGGGTGTCGAGGACCAAGCGCCGCCGATCGACGACGATCCGGGTGCCCAGGCCGATGCCGATACGCAGGGCGAGCTGGTCTGATGAGCGTCGACCGAACGGGGCTCCGCACCATATGGCTCGAGTGCACGTCCTGCCTGCGCCTGTTCGGCTGGGCCTATCGCGACGCGGAGTACCCGAATCACGTCAACGCCAAATGCCCGAAGTGCGGCAATGCCGGCGCGCGGATCCCGGCGAAGGAGTCACGATGACCAACGAGCAACGCGAACAGATGCGGGCGTCATCGATGAAACCTAAGGCAATTCCGCCAAACTACCGAACGGCTAGATGTTGCGGCACTTGCGAACATTGGGATCGCGACGCAGCCGGACACGGCGTCAGTGAATGGGCGCGCCGGTTGAGAGAACTTCGTGACGAAGAAGGCTGGCCGATCCGTTCCAAAAATGACGACGCGAAGCTGAAGCCGAACGAATACCGCTTAGACGGGCCGCCTCCGGAGAAGCCAAAGGCTCCTGCGAAGAAGAGTGTGGCCAAGAAGAAAGCTGTCCGGAAATAAGCCGCCCATGTGTGGTTTAGAGCCAATAATCAGGCCATTATGGTTTTGCGAAGTGCATAGCCGCCATTGATTTGAACACCAACCGTAATATAGCTATATAGCGTTCATCATCCCGCAAGGTTCGTCCTGCGGCCCCCACGGGTTCCGGCTCGTGGGGTTTTGATTTGGGAATTATATACTTAACTCCCTAGCGGCGGCGGATCGGGGTCGCCTTTGATGACCGCTGGAGGACTCCCCCGCGCTCGACAGATGTGGTCCTAACGGTCTCGGTGTCCCTGTGGGCCACCAAGAAACGGACGCTATTGATTTCATCTAAGTAGCCGCCGAAGCATTCGTTTATGGCATGTAGAAAACCCACATCATCAAGTTGGTGAGGATCGGGATTCGGGTTGTTCCGGACACTCGGCACGGTTCGCGGGAATAAGTAGATGCACGGCGGCGGAAGCTTGTGTTGACCAATGGTCGTGAGCCTTTGGCCCGGCAGGCGTTCTAGCTTGGGGCACGGCCTAAGAGCCGTGCCACAGAACCAGTCCCAAACGATCAGACCATCTACCTGCTTTTCGTTTGCAATTATTTACGCGCTAAGTCGTGTGTGGACGCCCGACCACACGTTCTTCCGAGGATCGGAGCCTGCACTAGGACACACACTCCATATGATGAACTCTTGAGCATGGGTCGGGCGCTCGAAAATGTTTGTGTTGTTGCCGTCCATGCAACCCTTCAACTCAACCACGGAGATGCGCCCGTTCTTGAACCGGATCGAATAGTCATGCCGGTTGGCGCTCCCTGCCGAATGCCATTCGGTGATGTACCCGGCGTCCTGCATGTGGTTCAGAACACGCGCCACGAAGTCGCGCTTCTCGTGCATCGTTGCCGAGTATTGGCCGCGAATGCGCTGGACCGCACCTTCAAGAATGCCGCTCTGGTAGAACTCTAATTCGGATAGGCCGTGGGTGCCGAGGGCGTGCGATTCGGTCTTTAAGACCTCCGCAAATTCCTCAATCTGCTTTTGGAGGTCAATGTCTTGTTCGCACGGTATTACGGCTGGCATTGGCACCCTTTGGCTGGTGGCTCAGCACGATGGGCTCTAGCAGATTTTCGGCCAGATACCGCACCACGGGGACTACTACGCCGTCCCCGACCAAATGGTACGCTTCATTGTAACTTCTGGGCAACTTGTACTCATCCGGCAACCCCATGAGCCGGGCCGCCTCGCGGCTGGACAGGAGCCGGGAGCGCACTTCATCGCCCTTCACCACGACAATGAGTTGGCGACTGGAACCGCCCGTCGAAGTCCGGAGACACCCGGCTATATCGTCAAACCGGATTTCTGCCCGCTGCACCTTCTTCTTGTCCTTGTTGTCGAGGCGGGTCCGTTTGTAGACGGTTCCAACCAACAATTGACCGCTTTTCTTGGCGTCATCAACCTTCTGTTCGTTTAAGTCGCTCATCATGCCGAGAAGGCGCTCGGTTTCTTCCGGCGTATGCCAGGAGACGCTGGCGGGGTCATCTTCCACGAAATCGGCAAAGCGCGTGTTTCTTCGCGGCGGTGCCGGAAGTTTCCACCAAAGCCATTGCTGCTTGGCCTTACCCTTGAGGCGCAAGTGCGCGACCTGGAGGGCCTTGCTGTGCCACAGCAGCGAAGATTCGGGAGCCACAAGCCCTTCCGGGATCGCGAGGCCCTTGGCTACCGCGATGATGAACAGACGGGGGCGCGACTGCGGAACAAACTCCGCCGCATCGACCACCATCGCACCGAACCGATACCCGCTATCCGCCAACGCATCGGCAATGGCGGGGAAGTCCTTCCCGTCATGCGACGTGAGCGTGCCGCAGACGTTTTCCAGCACAATCACGCTAGGCCCGCGCTTCTCGGCAGCCAGATTCTTCACTAAGCGCCAAAACGGCCAGAAGGTTCCTGAGCGGTCGCCCTTTAGCCCCGCACCCATCCCGGCAAGCGACAGGTCTTGGCACGGGAATGACGCCCAAACGAGATCAGCCCGGCCCGGTATTTCCCTTGCCGACAATTTGCCAACGTCCTTGGTGACCAGTTCGCCGTCACCCCAATTAGCGGCGTAGGCGGCGCTTTTCTTGAAGTCGAAATCGTTGGCGAACAGGCACTCCCAATTGAGGCCAAGGCCCGACCGGACCATCCCGCCACCCGCGAAAAACTCATAGAAGGTGAAGTCCGCCGCTGGCCCGGCTGGGGCCTTGTGCTTCGGCTCTGCTTGGTCGCGCCGATACCCCAGCACCTTGTCGGTGATGAGGTTCAGCGCGTCGAGGTCTGATTTCATGCCGTTAGTTCTTTGTAGGTGATGCGGGGACCGAATGACGCCAGCATCAGGCTCGTTAGCCGTTCAAGGGTGTGACGCTTAACGTCACCATCGTTCAGGCGAAAGGTAAGGGATACTGAGGCTTATCGGCATTGAGTAGCGGACTTAGAGTCCGCTGCTCAAGTTCTGAGAAATCTACTCGAAAGCGCAATGTGGATACGCTTCACAGTCATCAGCATGGTTAGCACGAAGTTGGCCAATAAAAAGATTAAGACCGCTGAGACTATTTGTAGCGCAAGGCCATCAAAAAACAGAGCGACAACGAGTACGATGATTGCGATGATTGCGGTCAAAATTGCGAACGATATGTTCGCAAAAGTTTGCCGAAGGAACTTCGCCTCGGAGACTTCAAACGCGCTTGTTGTCGCGGTGCT